TTCTTTTTCAAAATTTCCTAATACTATTTTTTTATTTGATGTGTCAACAACCATAACTTCTTTTAACTCTTTAAATTTAAAAATATCATCAGGAACACTATAAGGTATACCATCAAAAGGAATTTTTATAATACCTTCTCCATCTTTTCCCTTATACTTAAACGAAAAATCATAACCAATAACATTTGCAACAATCATAATAAACTCCCAAACTAAAATTCATAAATTCTATTTCTATGTATATATTTATACATTTAATAAAAAAAGGGTAGGTGAATAATTTTCCACCCACCCTTTCTTATATATTGTCAATGTTAATTGTCAATTTTTTATTTGATATTAAGCACCAGCAATGATTGAACTAAGATTATAGAAACTAAGTAATCTGTAGTATCTTCCACTCCCAAGTAAACTATCTGTAATAGCATATCTTGACATAACGCCAATTCTTGGAGAGAAATCATCAGGACTAATAGCTCTATTTTGAAGACCCATGATATATGGACTAAAAATAATACCAGCATCTGAAATTCCAGGACCTTTATAACCTACAAGTGCATAATCCGCTCTTGCATATTGATCTCTATAAACTTCGATTGTACCATTAAGTCTACCAATAGCAGCCATAACTGTTGTTGGATTTACTTTTGACTCATACTGTACAAATTGATGACCTGCTGCTTGTAAACAAGATGCTATAGCAGGAGATACAACTACAAAGTTTCCTGGTCCACGCCTTGTTGTGATAGCAATAATATTTGCTTGGTGAATGATAGAAGCAACAATGTTCATGTACTTCTCTCCACTCCATCTACCATCAATATCTCCACCTGTTGCACAGTTGATAGATGTGATTGTAGATCCACCATTAGATGTATTAACAGCAGCTACTTTCATTCTATAAAGTAATTGTCTGTCAAGTTCTGCTGTGATCTCATATTGTAATACATTTACCATTTCTCTTTCTATTTCCACACCATGCATAGCTTTAATATCTTGTGCTGCTTCAAGTGAGAAAGATGTTGCAACTTTTCTTGTTTGTGCTTCAATAGCTGTTCTATCAATTCTAAGTCCGATTTGTCTCCATTCGCCTTGAGCTGAACATGCTGCTGCCATACAACCATCAAAAATTTGAAGTGCTTCACCAGCACTTGTAGAAAGACCTGTACCTGATGTATCATATATACCAGCATTTTGTGCTGATAATGCACCAGTACCATAATTCTGTAACAATGCTGCTGATGTACCAGGGCTACCTGTCCATCCACCAAAGTTATCAGGACCATCCCATGCAGCTTCAACACTTGTTCCATCTTTTTCGTAAGTAAATCTTAAAGCGTAAGATAAACCGACGGGAGTATTCATGGCTTGGACCCCGACTGTCTTATTTGCAAACAAGTCAGGAAATGTTCTTCTCATAAGAGCAAGAGCTACTGGACGGAATCTCCAGTTTACATTTGAAGCATCAAGGTTAGTTGTATTAACTGTACCATCTGATGTTTCAGTGAATAGCTCACGGCCATTCATATCTTTAGTTTCTTGATTTTCAAGAAGCTGTGCTAAATTTTCTCTAACATATGGGTCATTAATGTTTTTGATACTCATTGGACCAACACATTCTTCCCATTTTTTTATAAGTTCTCTTTTAGACATAATTAAATATCCTCCTATATAATTAAAAGATTCGATTCTTTCTTTTTATTTAAAAAATGTAAGCGTTTGCAATCTCACTCATTGATTTTTTTCCACTTTCATTAATTTCTTCATCTTTAACAACCTTTTTCTTTGGTGCTTCAAGACCTTCATTTTCTGTGATCACATCATCGACTTTCTTTTTCTTTGATGTTTTTGCAGATTTGTTTTTCTTTGTTTCTTTTTTTACACCTTCTTTAAGTACTGTAATAAAATCATCAATTTTACCATCAACTTCTTCAAACTTTCTATCTTTAAAAGTTTTAACTACATGTGCAGTTTCTGTTTCAGTAAGTCCTTTTGATTTTTGTGATATTAAAAGAAATACTCCCGCCTTTTCTAACCTTTCTTCATATTCCATATTCTTAGCGATTGCTTCTGTTAACTCAACAGCATTCTTCTCTTTTTCCTCTGCAAGCTCTTTGATTGCCTTTTCACCAGTTGAATCAAGTTCCACATGATATTTTGCAAATGCTTCTTTTAAACCATTTACAAGTGGAAGTAAAGTTTCATTAATAGCTACTTTTTCAAGCATGTCATCTGAAATTTGTTCGTTAATTGTACTTTCAAGAAATGAATCTAATCTTGAAACAATCTTAGTTTCCAAATTCACAAGTTTGCTGTCATATGTTTCTATTAAATTAGCTTTCTCATCTTCTAATCTTTTTGTAACCTCTTTATTACAAAACTCTTCAGATAAAGTAGCATATTCCTTTTTTAATTCTTCCTCTCTAAGAGTGACTTGATCATTAACCTTTTTACTCACACGGTTATTAATCATGTCTTCCATAGCACCCTCAAAAATTTTTAAATCTTCAGGTGTAAGCAAATCTCTTATCTTTTGAGTAATTTTTTTTGACATATTAAATTTCCTCCTATTATTATTTATATAAGTATTTATAATTTCTATAATTAAAAATCATAATTTTTTTACATATTTTTAATTTTTATTTCATTAATAAATTCAGTAAGATATTGTAAAGCATTTGAAGACATATCTTTACGTGTATATTTATTATATTTTTCATTTACTTTTTTTTGTAAATTTTCTACAGCTTTTTCTACAATTTCACCATCTTTACCAATGATAAACTCTTTATTTTCAAGAATTCCTTCCACAAATGCAGAAGGTGCGGACGGGTCGCAAACAATATCGATACATATCATTCGATATGAATCTGCTACACAATTACCATCAAGTTCCCCAATACCACGTGTGGACATCCCAAGTAATATATTTTCATCAATCAACGTTTTTGCAATTCTTCCTTTTGGTGTATCTATAACTTTAGCACACCCATAACCAATATTGCCTTCCATTTTTAACTCTGTAATTAAATGTGACACTCTATCCAAATTTATAGTTGGGTCGGGCGGATGGTCAAGTTCTCCTAATGACCTTCTTTTTTTTATTTTTTCATTATAGTATGTGTCAACTTCTCTAATTAATGTTTTTTTCATATATTTTCTATTATTTTTATTCAAAACCTCAGCTTCAAGAAATGGACCTTTCAAATAATATTGTTTCTTTTTTTCTCCATCAACTTCAGTTTCTTCTTTTATAATATCAATATCTGATATGTCAATAAATTCAGTTAGCAGTTTAGCCATTTTTTATCTCCATTGTTCTCTTTTTTTATAATATCTTTTAACAAATTTCTTCTTCCATTTTTATTCAAAACCTCAGCTTCAAGAAATGGACATTTCAAATAATATTGTTTCTTTTTTTCTCCATCAACTTCAGTATCTTCTTTCATTATTTACCATCTATTGAAATAGCAATAACTTCTTCCATTTGTTCTTTTGTAACATCATTTAAGTTTGAAAGAACATCAGTCTTTTTTTCATCAACTCTAACTTTAATCATTGCAGCAGCTTTACTTTCAATATGTTGTTTTAAATCTGCCCAATCTCCGTCCAATACAGTTTTTATAAGTGATTTCATAATTTCCTCCTATAGAATTATTATCTTTATATTATTATTTATATATTTTCTTAAATAATTGATGCAGCAGATGCAATTAATAAACTATTTTCTGCACTACCACCCAATTCCCAATTCACTTTTGTGAATCTTAATTCTGCGCTATTATCAATATATGTTACATATACATTTGAACCATTACCATTTATATAGACAATAGACACAACTTCGCCATTTAATGTTGCTGATACACTCATTTTTATTCTCCTATTTCATTACCAAGCAATATATCGGAAATATCTTCTGATAAACTACAATCTCTTACCATTTGTTTAAAAATAATTTTAAATAATCCACTATTTTTTATTGACACATATAGACTCATAAAACTTAATTTCCACTTTTATTCTTTTTATTCTTTTTAAGAATTTGTTTATCTAACTCAACAAATTCACTAAGAAGTTTATTTTTATTATTTGTTAATTTAAAACTTTCTTCTGTACCACCGACATCAAATTCATCAGCAGATGATGGTTCAGTCCCACCTTGAAATCCTTCACCTTCACCACCAGGTTCTACACCAAACTCTTCACCACCTGTTTCACTACCAAATTCATCAGCACCAGCTTCATTACCAAATTCTTCTTCACCCGCAACTTCTTCTTTTTTATCATCAAAACCAACTGATTGTCTTAATGCAGCAGCAGTTTTTTTCTCACTTTCTAACATCTCTTTATTTATATTATATTCATCATCACTCATCATAAACCAATTACGTAATACAAATTCTTTAGAAAAATATCCATTTTCATTTTCTTCTGGTTTGTAAATATAAGATTCAATTGATCCAAGTAAAGCAAAACGAGATTCTAATAATTCTAAATCTTTATATTCTTTATATTCATTTTGTTCTGTAAATATGATATTATACAATGAATAATCAATATATCTTTTATCAACGACATCCCGAACACGTAATAATGTGATAAACGAATCAAGGAGGATTGGTTTAAATTTCTTTTGAAGTCTTTGTACAAATTTTGAAAATTGAATTTCTTCTCTTGTAATTTCACCAGATTTGCCAGTACTAAACATTTGTGTGCCTTCAACATCTGCCCAACGTGTAGAAGGAAGTTTTAATGTTTTATATAATTTTTTAAGAAAATATTCAACATCTTGCATTTCACCAAGATTTTGTCCTGCTCCTAATGTATCAACAGTAGTTCCTTCACCATCCGAATTTTTTTGAAACCAAAAATCTTCAACCATAGCTTGAATATTACCAGCACTATCCATCGCACCAGTACTTGAATCATATTTAATTCTTTTTCTATATCTTTGCATCACACCACGTAAATATTCATCAGCTTTTGTTTTAGGCATTCTACCAACATTAATATTCCAAATTCTTCTTTCTGGTGCTCTTACTAATCTATAAATAACAACAGCATCTTCAAGATTTTTTAATTGGTTATATGTTCTAATTGATGCTTCAAGAAATCCTCTAACGTCATATCTATTTCTACCAATATCACCATAATTAACATATATGATTTGATCTTTATCAAAATAAATATTTTTATCTTCAGAAGGAGCACCATAACTTTGTCCAGCATCAATATTAATAGGCTTTACTGATTGAACAAACCCCACAATTTTATTTTCTTCATATACTGGCACCATAGTATGTGCCGGTAAAATTTTAAATCCAATAATATCTACACCTTCATTATCAAGAACTAATTCTATATATAACTCACCATCGACTAACCATTTTCTAAATAAATCCCATGCTATTTCACCAAAATTAAAAACTTCATCTGTTAAATAATTCCATTGTTTTTTAATTTCATCTTCTATATGTGATGGCAATTCTTCTTTAATATCAAGTTCAATCATAATACCTTTTGATGATTCTGACATCGCATCATCACATATATTATCAAGAGCATCAGATATTTCTGGATATCTTGACATCTCACGATACGTTGATATTCTTTGTGCCTTATTTCCAAAATACTGGTCAAATTGTATATTAATAGAAGTCATTCCATTCATATAATTACCATGTTGTGAAGTATGGTAATTTGAACCTGTAGGCATCATACCTAAATCAAATTGTTCTTGAGATATACCCTGACTATTTTCTGCTGCTTCTCTATCTCTAAGGTCTTCAGCCATTCGACCAACCTTAAAGAATTTAGCATATTTATTTAAATCAAAAAAATCTGCAATTCCCATTTTATACTTTCTCCTTAATCAAACATTTTATCTATATATTCAATTGCATGACTATCATATGGATTATATTTATTTTCATGCAATTTCTTTTTCTTTTTAGTTTTTCTTTTTAACATCATTCCAATTTTTGGTGCATAATTACCACTACCACCTAATTTTGAAATATTTCCAGCAGTTGTTGTTGTGATTGCACCATCTGCTTCTTCTTCAATACCTGTAATTTTTCCAATTTGTTTTATAATTTTATCTTTTTCTTCTCTTAATTTTTCCATTTCTTCTTGTAATTTATCCATATCACCCTGGATTTTATTTTTTTGCATATTTAATTGTTCTAATGTCATATGTTTCTCCTATTTAAAATTATCTTTACATGTGATTTCAATTGTACCCATTAAACTCTCAAAAAATAAACTCTTTATCTCGTCATCGACATCATTTGTTAAATCCAAAAATGCAGTCACAAATTCTTTTGAATTAACAATATCTTCTTTAAATGTTTCAATTTTATTTTCTACTTTTCCAAAATCATTTAAATAATCTTTATAAGACATCACCTTCTCCTTTGTTTTTTATATTTTCAACCATTAATGTTTGTAAAACACCTTGAAAATCATCTCTATCATATTTTTCAGCAAGTTTTTGAATATCCTTTTTAATTCTTATGATTTCTGCTCTTTGAGCAATACTTCCTTTTACGACAAGTTTATTATAAAAATCATTTGACAATGTAGATAGATATAAAAAACTATTTAGATTAATTAATTTACCTCCAAGTAAACGTTTTAATTTAAATACTAATTTATCTAACACTGTCAATGCCATCTTTTCTTTTTCTGTGTTTGGTTCTCTAATAACCCTACCTGCATTGTTTATTAATCCGAGACGATATGCCACGGAACGAGTGATCGGTTGAACTAACTTTTTTATTAAAATATATGAAATTATATTATCTATCTCTTCTCTTTGATTGCCCATATAACTCCTTAATTTTTAAATCCACCAAACAATTCATCAAATCCTGGTGGTAAATCATATTTTGGTTTATCAATACATTTATCACAATAAACCTTAACATCCATTCTTACTTCACCCTTATTTATTTTTGCTATAACCAAACCACACTTTTCACAAACTATTGTTTTCATAATATTTATTTAGGTTCTGTTAATACTGCTGCACACCTTGTTTTAATTTTATCGAGCATTTTCATTTTTTCTTTATAAACAATATCTCTAACTTTTTTCTGCACTTTAGTCAATTCTTTTCCATCACCAACTACAATAACCTTTCTTAATTCATTTCCAAGACTATTACTAATCTTTGTTTCATTTGGAAAAAAATTATCAATATAAAGAACAAGCCTACTCACAAATTCTGGTGGTAATCCCATCTTGCCATCATTATAATTAGATTTTGTGTCATGAACATCAATATCTTCACGTGCTTTATCTTGACGTTTTTCAACAGGTTTTACATTTATTCTTTCCTTTTCATCATCCAAATCTTTACCTAAGAATGTTGTAAGTTCATCTAAAAATGCTTCATATATTTTTTCCATTATTGTTCTCCATGAAACTGAGTTTCACCATTACTATCTATATATTCCAATATTCTTCCACCTGTTGATTGCATCCATCTATTTAAAATTATGGAATTGTCTGCTTTTATTTTATGTATACCTCGTGTGCCTTCAATGAATATTTTATTATGACAATTTGGACATAAAAAAATGACATTATTTTTATTATCATTTGTATTTTCATGTTCTTGTGGAATTATATGATGTCTGTGTATTTGAAACCGAAATTCAGTTTCATATTTACATCCAGGAAATTGACACTTATGCATCTATCATTTCCATTTCAACTTTAATTTTTAATGAATCTTTATTATTATCACCATATGTTAATTTAGGGATTTCAACTGACACCACACGTTTAGAATCAATTCCTGGACCAATTAATTGCCACATCCAATTTCTAATTATATCTCCACTTCCTGGTTTTGTTGTTTCACCTTTTTTATTATAAAATTCAATTCTACAATCACCCATTGATATTTCAACTATTTCTGTCATTTTATTTTTTAATATGTCCATAAGTTTTTTCCTTCGTTATATCCTTCATATATTCTTCATAATCAATATCCAATTTTTTTAAATCATAGACTTGTAGTGGAATTCTATGTGATAATGCTTTTATATCAATAGCATCAAAATCATCATATTCTAAATTAGAAATTCTTTCAGAATATGATTTATTACCAACACTAACCATCATTATAAATTTCATCCTTTGTTCTTTTGACATTAAATTCCACTTATGTTTAATCATCTCATATTTTTCTTTAACCCTTCTTTCTTTCTTTTTTGCCCATTTATTGTAATTGTCATAATTATCTTCATCTTCTTCACTAATACCAGCACCACCAGCATGTTGACTATGTAAACCATGCCATCCTGGTAATGATTTCATGTTCTTTTTCTTTGCCTTAAGTATTTCATTGTTTACTTTCATAACATTTTCTAATTCATTTAAAATTGACATTCTCTATTCTCCTCCTCCATCACCACCGTCTCCTCCAGCATCACTATCTCCACCTTCAGTTCCGCCATACCAACCATAACCCCCAACAAATCCTCGTTTTAAAGATTTTTTCTTTTTTCTTTTCTTCTTACGTTTTCTTTTTTTCTCTTCTAATTGTTCTGATTCACCAAATTCTGCAAATGCTTCATCTTCCATTTTAGCAAGACGAGTATAATAATCAGGTACTTCAGCTAAATGATCCAAAATTATGTGATTTATGACATCATCATCACCCGAATGTTCAGTTTCAACCTCTAAACCCATCTCATATTCATCTATATCTACATCATCTTTTGTTATTTCTTTCTCATAAGCCAATCCAGATTTCATAAATTTTTCAAATCTATCTTCTACATCTTCTACATCTTCTTCACCTTCTGTTATAATCTTATTTATATAATCATCTCTTTTCATAATATCCTCTCTTAAAGTATTTATATGTATTAAACATGCCCACCAACACACCATTTGACATAATGAGCATCAATTGCAACCATTGCAACATCACTGGCATTTGTATCATCATTACCAGTTCTCTGTATAGATAACCATAATGTGTCTGGAAATCCACCACCTCTTCGTGATATCATATCAGTTATGTCAAGTTCAGTTGTGTACCATTTCACTGTATCGGCTGATGTTGGGGCCAATTCAGTCACTGTGTATGTTCTCATATTTGCAGGATCACTTCCTGGAGCAGTTCTATAGACATTATCACCATCACCATTAAAACCCCATCGAATCACCCAATCAAGATCTCCACCACCAGTAGCAACAATACATGACCAATTAAACTTAATTGGTGATGATGTATCACCATCAAACGGTAATGTAGTTTTTAAAAGCTATTCGGTCATCTTCACTATTTCTTAACCTATTCTTCTTACCACCAACATCTAATGTATCACCAAGATACAAATCTTGATCTCCAGGTGCTGTGGCTGCCTTTACCATTACCATAATATCCCAAGGCAATCTACCAGTAGGACGTGCTTTACCAAAATATTCAGGCCAACCATCACTATTTATTTCCATTCTATTTGAATGTATTTTAATTTGTTCAATGACTGGAGCGATGTTTGTTGCTGATACAGTTCTAAGACGTGACCAGTATATATTTTCTCCATAACCAACATCATCATTTGGAATCCATGTTGCAGTTGTCACATATGCATTATATCTCACATGATGAGAACCAATATGTGCAAACATTATATCAGCTTCTG